GGAGTTTGTAAAACAACTCCAAAACATCATGAACAAAATTGCCCATCAGCGCTTCTTTCCCAGACTGGTCTGGGATGTTGTCTATCTTCCCATACTTGAACTTCAACGGACATTGCTCAAATGTCGCCAAAGATGACGGGGAAAGATGCGGTGGTGGTTTTAGGTCTTTATTTTCCAGGTTCAACTACTTCGCCCTTCAATTTGATTTGGGCTAATTTTGTGTAGAGGAAGTCAAGAATTTCTTGTGTTGCATCTTTTGCGCTGGTTGGCTTCGGCTTGTCGCCATACTCCTGCTTCCAGTATTCGCCAAGCCTGTCACGCTCATCTTTCGTCAACTTCTTAGAAGCATCTTTGAAATCTTCCCATCGTTGCTCGTGTTCTGATAGCGGAGCATTTGATGCGTCAATTACTTGTTCAATCTCAATTGCGTCTTCGCTGCGTGCGAGATAGAGACCAACGCCAAGTGTTTGCGCTGCTTTCTTGAGAGCGTCAGATATCGCGCCCTTGAACTCATCTCCAAGGTCAACAATTTGATTCTGCTTGGTGCGTTTAATTTTCTGTCCACCAAATCCATCGCGGGTAACGATATTAAAGTCTTCTCCAACTGTCGGAGTCCACTCAAGGCGAACATGAGCAACAACAAAATCTGGGTCTGATGCGTCGCGTTCACAGCGAACAATCTTGAAAGACCACTTGTCAACTCCGAGCACCTTATTCAAGCGAGTGATAACTTCGCTCACTGGAATGTATGTGAGAGCAGTTCCACCCTTATTGAGAATCTTTTCCATTTCCCGTGGGAATGGTTCTGTGAGTTGTGGGTAAATGTCGTTCATTACTTTGCCTCTCTGACGATGATGCTTGTTTTAAAATCTCCCTGTTCGCAATACGAATCGGGATTAACTCCAATTTCTCCAAGTTTTCCAACTCGCCAGTACGAAACTGCTGCATAATCAAGCAACTTGACAACCATTTCCTGTGCGCTCATGACGATTTCGCCAGTGTCCATGTCAACTGACATTTCCGAAAGTCGCTCAGCAACGCGAGTCGCAAGTTCAGGGTGACGCCACTTCTTTCTGTCGGCGGCTGTCTTCTTTTCAATCGTGATTCCACTTGCGGTCTCAATCATTCCGCTAGAACCCATGAGGTTTCCAACACCGTGCGCAAACGAATCGTAGATAACAGAAAGTTCACGCTTTGCAAAGTTCAATTTTGCAAGACCCTCTGCCGCTTCGTCAATGTCTGGGTTTGAGTCAATGTACTCAGTGAGTTCTTTGTTTAAGTTGGATAATGCCGAAGCAAAATCCTCCAGTGATTTAATAGTCATATATGTCCTCGCTTAAGGTATTAGTAATAATTACCTAGACGACGATACTGACTCTTTTCCTCTGTGGCAACCCCAATCCTGTCAAATGTGTAAACGCTCCAACGGCGGAGTCAACTTGGTCGTCGTGGTTGGTGGATTCTGGGAATGACGAAAGTTCGTCCATCCAGTCGCTCAGCCATGCTCCACGCACGACCCTGACATTCCCGTTGGCAACGGCTGCCGCAAAAGGTCTGGCCCTAGTCACCTTGTCGCCTGTGGAGCGAACCGCACCGAAGTCGTAGCCTGGAACCACATATCTGGCGTACTGGTCCATGAGGGCTTTGCCAGATGAGCCTGGCTCCTGCTCCATTCGGATTGGCACTAATTTCCCATCCTCGTAGGCGGTCTGGGCGATGAACTGCTCAACCTTTTCGTTCTTGACGCGTGCTTTTTTCACATCAAGGATGTATGCGATTCCTTGGTCAAACATCATGAGTGTTCCGACTGTCCAGTCAGGGTCTGGTGTGGCGGCATTCGGCTCTGTTGCTGCAAGGTCCCAAAATCTCACGACTCTTGCCGAAGATGTGATTGGTGGAATTTCTTCATTATCAATAATAACTATTGATGTTCTCTCAAACATGCTTCCAAGGGTGGTTGACCACCAGTCGCCTTCTTCAAGACGGCGCCGCTCAACAGGGTCAAGGGCTGATAGGGCTTGGCGGTACGAAACAGCGTCAATTCCTGGGTTATCCGTAAGTCGTGAAGGAACGAAGATTCGCCCTTTTTCTTGTCCTTCAACGATAAATCTTTGACGAACCCAGTTAGGAGCAGGGTTAGATGCGCACCTCATGCGTAGTGGGACTTCGGACAACGGACCGCTATTTGGACGGCGGAGACGGGAGAACATGTACCTGTAGTCATTTTCTCGGATTTCCGTAACCTCATCCATTCCGATGAATTGGAATTCAGAACCTTTGTAACGGAGATAGTCGCCAGTGTTGTTTAGGTAGCCGAATGAGATTCTTGCCCCAGATGGGAATGTCGCAACGAAACTGTTGTTATTCCAGTGAATGTCGTCGTGTGGACTCACCCATGTCTTAAAGCGGTCCATGAGCGCCCCAGGGAGCGACAAGTCAGCGAATGTGCGACGGAAGAGAATCGCAGAATAGTTGGGCACATCTACATACTGAAGCGCAGACATCAGAAGGGCTGAAGACTTTCCACCGCCAGCGGCACCACCGAATAATGCCTCAAGTGAGTAAGTTCTTAAAAAAACTCGTTGATTTATTGACGGAGCCTCTGGTACATAGAGGGGCTCCTTCGGCTGCAAATACTCTAAAACTTTCGCCCAATTAGTCACATTCGTCTCCAACAAGTTCTATCGTATGTCACAATTGTGCGCTAGGTTGTACACGATGAAAAAAATATTCAAGGCAATTGGTTCAAAGTTGACTAGACCAACCTTCGCGAATTTACTGATGGCATCATTTATACTATTTACAGCGATTGGAGGATTTCTCATAGCACCACCAATCGGATTCCTGGTAGCAGGTTTGACATGCGGCATATTCGGATACATATTGGGCGCTGAGTAAGAATTATGGCGTGGAACTCATCAACATCTAATAAGGGCGCGTCCGCGCCCAGTGGCAAGGCTCTAGGTCCTGGCGCACCCATAGCAATGAATCCTGGCCTTGCTGGCAAGGCTTACCACGACATGTGGGACATTGAGCGTGCATACCGCGAGGGCATGCAGAAGGTCACTTGGGTTTCAAGGTGTATTGACGCTATTGCTGGAAACCAAGCGCGACTCCCAATCATTTTGCGAAAAGACAATTCTAGGGACGGTGAAATCCTCACGGGTCGCCGTGCGCTTCGCTCTCCACTTTTGGAAATTTTGAATACAAAGTCAAACATTGGTGAAAACTCTTTTATTTTCCGATACAGACTTTCTTCGCAATTAATGCTCAGTACGCGCGGTGCATTTATTGAAAAAGTAAGAGGACGCGACGGGCGGATTATTGGACTCAACCTGCTTCCGCCACAGCACACATCGCCAATTCCAGACCCACGCCGATTCGTTTCTGGCTACGAAGTAACGATGCCTCAAGGCGACAAGATAATCCTCAAGCCAGAAGATGTATGTTGGGTTCGTCGCCCGCACCCGCTTGACCCATACTTGTCACTGACGCCAATGGAATCTGCTGGTGTAGCAATTGAGATTGAGAACTTGGCAAAAGTTTACAACAGGAACTACCTCTTGAATGATGGTCGTCCTGGCGGAATCCTTGTCGTTAAAGGCGAAATTGACGATGATGATAAAGATGAATTGCGCAATAGATTCAGAGGCAACCTGACAAGAGTCGGCTCAACGACGGTTATTTCCGCGGACGATGGTGTTGACTATGTTGATACATCAGCAAATCCACGAGATGCCGCTTATGTTCAAATGCGACAAATCCAAAAAGAAGAAATTCTTGCAGCGTTTGGTGTTCCAGAGTCAGTAATTGGAAACGCTTCTGGCAGAACCTTTAGCAACGCAGCAGAAGAACATCGCGTTTTCTGGAACGAGACAATGCTTCCGCACCTTGACTTGCTTGGTCGCGCTTTGGACGAATTGGATGAAGTGAACTATGTTGACTTTGATACATCAAATGTCCCAATTCTGATTCTCTACAAACAAGAACGCTCGCGTTACCATCTTGATGAATTCAATGCTGGTTTGCTGAGCGCAAATGAATATCGCTCCTCAACTGGCATGAAGACAGTAAAGAGTGACTTGGCAGATTCTCTTTTGATGAATCCAAACCTAACGCCAATCGCCAACACCGAAAAAGAGATGGAACAAGCAGCACAGGGCGCAATGCCAGGAATGCCAGGAATGCCACCAGGCGCTCCAGGGATGCCGCCAGAAATGCCAGGAATGCCACCAGGGGCACCAGGCGCTCCAGGAATTGAAGTTGCACCAGATGGAAGCATGGCAAGCCCTCTTGACCCTAATACCATGGCTGGTTCTCTCGCAGCAGCACAAGCCGCCCCAGCGGGAGCGGCTCCAGAGACAGGAATGGCTCCGCCACCAGGCGCGGTCGCGTCGGCTGAACCGTTTGGTGGAATTGAGACAAAACAGGAAAATCTTGAACTTGAGCGCTGGAAGGAAATCCTTGGCCGCAGTTTTGAACGAGTTATTGAGCGCCAGCAGCGAGTGACAATGGAAAAAGTTAACGGCATGAAGTCAAAGAAGGCTCTTGCCGCTGGAACTCTGGATATTGAGGCAATCTTCTCTGTTGAGACATGGGATAAGCAGATGGAAGAAGATATTCGTCCAGTAATTGCAACAATTATCCAAGACTCTCAGGAAACATCAAAGAAATCACTCAACAAGGTTGATGTCGTTTCCCAGATTGATTCACACATATCTAGATTCAAAAAAGTCAACGCTGATACTCATGAACAACTCGTATCTGCGTACATGGCGGCACTTCCAGTTCCCAACGAAGACAACAGAAGCACAGTGTTTAGGGCTTCGTGCGTAGGTATTTTCACGAACCTGTTGGCTAAAACGAAATACGAACTTTCAAGCGCAGAAGCACGACGCGCATGGGGATTTGCAAGTTAATTTCAGTAATTAATATAGTTTACTGAAACTATAAGAAATACTTGCTGCAATTGGTGGTATCTGTCGTTTATTATCGTTAGTACGCAAGGACGGCATCATGTACAACGAAATTCAATTCAAAGCAAACTCTGGTCAGGTAAACATTGACCAAGCAGAAGGCATTGTTGAATGTTTCGTCGCTGGAATTGGCAATAAAGACTCCGTTGGTGACATTGTTCTTTCGGGAGCATTCACCAAGAGCCTTATGCGCCGTAAGCCGCGCGTTGTTTGGGGCCACAACTGGAATGACCCAATCGGCAAGGTTTTAGAGATTTACGAAGTCCCATCTAGCGACCCGCGTCTTCCAGCAAAAATGAAAATGGCTGGGATTGGTGGCTTGTTCGCAAAAGTACAATTCAATCTCAACTCAGAAAAAGGACGAGAGGCTTTCGCCAATGTTGCGTTCTTCGGCGTAGAGCAAGAGTGGTCAATTGGATACAAAACGCTTGATGCAATTTTTGATAACACCCGTCAGGCGAATCTACTGCGAGAAGTAGAACTCTACGAAGTGTCTCCAGTTCTTCACGGAGCGAACCAACTAACTGGAACAATCTCCGTTAAGAGCGACGAAGAGAAGATGCACATGATGGGCGGCATGGGAATGCCTAACACGATTGTTATTGCACGACCAGAAGACGAAGGTCCACAAGAGCCTCGCGACCCATTCGCAATGGGTATCGCACAACCACTATCTGATGACCGTCGCGCAGGACTTCAGCAAGAACTGGTTAGCCGAACTGGCGGACCGATTCATGTACTTAAGGCAACTGAATCATCTGTTGTTTTCATGAAGCCAGGTCGTGGATTATTCAGACTCAGTTACTACTTTGACGGCGAGCAGTTCATGTTCGGCAAGCCAGAGCCAATGGGTCAGAAGCCAGTTTCCATAGTCCCAAGCGTTGGACCAAAGCCAATTCAGTCTGGACCAACATCAATTCCAGGAGTTAGCGGAAAGCCAAATATTCCATCTCCTGCAATGCAGTATGCCTCCCCACCATCAATGGGGGATGCAAGTTTAGTGTTCGGAGCAGTGCGACCAAAGGGCACCGAGAAATCACTTGAAGAAGAAATTGACATGTTGCTTGAAAAGATTGACAGCGACGAAAACATGTCAATTAAGTCGGATGCAATTGAAAAACTTAATTCAGTAGTGAGGACCCTTCAGGAAATCATTGGTGTTGAAACAACTGAAAAGTCTGAACTTCTAATTGAATGTGCCCCAGAGCACGCTTTTGAAGCAAAGCAACTCCTTGACCCAGTTTTTGAATACCACCAAGTTGAAACGCTTGTCACGGAAAACGGAATCTTAATCACATCGGACATTGACCTTGACGCATACCAGGCAATTGAGACTGCAACTAAGTCTTTGTTTGGGCGTATCGGGCGCAGAATAGGGCCTGGTGGTCCAAAAAAAGGTAGGCGCGCAACGCGCGCTCTCACCCAGATAGACGGAGTCCTAGACCCGAAAAAGCGTCGCGATGTTGATGGCGACGGCATGATTTTTGATGGAACTTGGCGTGAAATGCCAGCCCCAGCAAAGCCAGCAATGGCATCTGGACTTCAATCTAGAAGGGCAAACACTGTTCCAACTGCTGAGCCGAAGTTGAATGTTCGCCTCACTCGCACGCAGGCATCAAAAATGCTTGATGGAATTAAAAAACTTTCTGGGAGCGAATCAGAAGGACCATTGAAGAACCTTCTTGATGAGATTGAGCGTCGCAAATACATTGGCGACCCAAACATTTCGCCAAGCATGCTTGATTCAGCACTTGAAGAAATAAGCAAGCGAAAGTCAAACGGCGAGGCTGTTGATAAATTCCTTGAAGACGCATTGAACGAAATGAAAACCACTGGTGCGTTTGGACAGAACAATGCTCGCAGTCGCGCAGGCAGGCCGACTGGTGCTGCCGCTCCGAAGAAAGAGGGACAGCAGAATTTCGCTGGGTACTCGTTTGAGAAAGTAAAGCCAGAAGGCTGGGATTTAATGTCCCTTGAAGATAAAGAAAATTGGCTTGCCACATCCTCGTCTACTGCCAATTTGGCCACACGAGACAGAGACAGACTTCTTGCACAGGTGTACGAAGAAATGGACAGGCGTGACCGAAGGACTCAGGCTCGTCAGCGTGCGGCTGGACGCGCAGCATCTGCTCCAGCAGCAGCAGCAGCAGCACCAAAGCCAGAAGCGAAGCCAAAAGCAAAGCCAGAGCCAAAGGCGTCACCGCAAAGTGATGACGACCTCACCATAGACCAGGCTCTATTGCGCAAAAATTACGCTTCTCTGACCGATGACGAAAAAGAAGAAGTTGATGCCTACGAGGCTGGAGTAATTGGCAAATTGACCGAACGCCTTCGCGCCACTAACGCCAAACTTAACGAGACTGGAAAGAACGATGTCGCCGAACTGGTGGACGGAACCCTCTCCGAGATTGACAATGCCCTTGGTGATGGAGCAACTGAAGAAGCCATAAATGACGCGCAAGACGCCATTGCAAAACTCCTCAAAGAACTGAACACCTCATACGGTCCAAAGCCAAAGAAGCCAAAGGCGGAGGAAGAGGGTCAAGAAGTAAAGCCAGACAAGATTTCTAGCGCTGCTGGAAGGTTTAGGAGTTATTTCACGACCGTCAACGAGGCCCTGGACAAGATGCTGGCACGCCGTGCATCGTCAGCCGATAGAGGCGACGAAGGAGAACTAGACCTCTCCGAGCGGGCGGTATCTGCTCGCGTTCGTGGTTTTGATGAAACAGACATACCAAACAGGTTTGAAAACTCGCTCAAGTTTGCTCGCTCATATCAGGATGCTCGTTCACGCCGTAAGACTTCTGGTGCTGGTATGGTCAGGTCCAATACGACCCCAGGGGGACTGCGTTCCGACAGGGGCAAAGTTGAACCGCGCACTGAAATTATCGCCGAAGCCACATGGTGGAAGAAAATTGAAGACTCGCTTCCAAAGGAAATACGAGAAGCAAAAGACAAGGCAACATCTGACGCTCTCACCAGATTGTCCACATTGCTTAAGCGTCAAGAGTCTGGAAAAACTGGCTCCCGCAGAACCAATGTTGGAACCTTGAATGTCACTCAAAGCGAAGCGGACTCAATCCTTGATGCTGTAATGACTGTTCTTGACCGACAGATTGAAAAAGGCGGTTCGCGAGGAGAGATTTTTGCTGAACTTCTGGAGAAGATTGCACAGTCGTCAATGTCTACATTTATAGAAAAAGCAACTCCATCAGCAGAAAAACCGAAAAGAAACTAGTTTGACAAGAAATCGCGATTAAAGCGATAGTTCCGCCATATAACACGCGGTGAAGTATAATTTGTCAAATAGAAATTTTCATATAACGAGGTTAGTTGTGTTGTCGCGTCAGCGACTTCATTTCTTTCTGCGGCAACACTTCTAAGGAGTTAGTAAAATGGGCGAGTACGGCGATAAAGCAGTAGTAAAGATTGATGCTGACGGTTCGGTGCTCAAGTGCGCTAAATCTCTTGGTGGCGATGAGTGTGGATTCACTCCTGGCGCAAAAGTTTGCGGTAAGTGCGGAGCAATGCCTGTTCAGATGAAGGCAATGATGGAAGAAGACGAAGAAGAAATGCCAGAAGAGGAAATGACTGAGGACATTTCTTCAGACGAAGAAATGCCTGCTCCAGCGCCAAAGAAGAAGCCTATTATGGCAATGGCCGAAGAAGAGGAAGAAGAAGACGAAGAAGACGAAGAAGAGATGCCAGCGTCAAACGACATGGAAGAAATGCGCACTCGTCGTCTCGCTTCAATGGGAATGAAGTCCGCAGATGTTGGTCGCACTGGATACCTCTGCGCCGTTGACCGCAAGGTTTACCCAGGCGGAACTGGCGTGTGCGACGACTGCCCAGGTGGCTGTGTTTCCGAAAAGGGAATGCCAGGACTGCTTCATGTTGAAGGTCTTGCAGAAGACATGTTTGAAGGAAAAGTTCTTGACTCTGGCTACTCGGCAGAAGCAGACATGTTCGTCGTTGATGTTCAGGCAAAAGACGGTCGTGCAGTAGAAGTTTTCGTTGATGGAACAAACGGCGAAGTTCTTGGTTGGCACAAACTTGACCAAGACGCATTTGAGCAAAAGTCACTTCTTGATGAAATGATGCTCATTGACTTCAACGAAGCAGCAGAAATTGCGGTCAAGTCAATTGAAGGAAGCGTAGTTGCTGTAGAGCCAGATGTGTTTGAAGGCTACGACGCATACGCTGTTGAAATTGACGGCATTGATGGCAAGTCTTACGATGTGTTCGTTGCTCTTGACGGTGAAGTGCTTGGATACGACAAGTACGAGCCAGAAGAAGCAGAAGACATTGAGGCAGAAGCAGCAGAGATTGCTCTCAAGCGTGCATTCACAGAAGACCAGCGCACTGCAATGGCAAAAGAAGGAAATGCACTGCCAGACGGTTCATACCCAATCGCAAGCAAGAGTGATTTGCAAAATGCCATTTCCGCATACGGTCGCGCAAAGGACAAGGAAGCCGCAAAGCGTCACATCATGAAGCGCGCAAAAGAACTCGGTGCTGAAAGCATGATTCCAGCAAACTGGGTTGCTGGTGGCGCAGAAATGAGCAAAAAGGATGACGACAGCATTGAAGTCGCTGACAACAGTTTCATGGCATCACTGCTTGAGTTTGAATTGCTCAATGCTGAAGAAGATAACAACCTCTAAAAAGAATCAAAAACAGATTCTAGGAATTGGAGCCCGTCATGACGGGTAAATCACTTCGTCTTACACGCATGCTTGTAAGCAAGAAGTTTGCACCGCCAAAATCAGCAGACGAACGCGCTCTTGAATTCCTTGCATCCAAAAAAGAGATTGTTTCAAAATCTTTTGACGCCGAACTTTCAGTTAAAGCGCTAGGTAAAAATACTGGCAAGAAGCCGCCATCAGCCGATAACAAAGAAAAACGCAAGAAGGGCAAAGGGCCAAATAAAAGATTTGGTCTTGCGGTTTTTGACCCTAATGCAAAAAAGAAAACAGGGCAGATTTTCATTCCTTGGATTGCACAGTGGGGACGGACTGGAAGTGACGAGTACCCAAACTTTGGTTGGATAGACCCCATTAAGGAACTAAAGCCAAACCAAACAAATGCCCGAATATTTCAGGCCAGTGAGAAAAAGAAAAACGGAGTCAGCGTCACATACTCAGATGTTGTGCGCAATCCACGGACTGGCGAGTTTGACACAAAGTCTCTCGGACGAACGATTGGTCAGTTGGTCCCTGGCGGAGAGATTGCAACAAGAGCGGCTTCTGCCCTTGGTCTTTGGCAGGACTCTGCTGGAAAGTTGCGTTGCCCTCCTGGCGTTCCTGCCGCCAACCAATTCACTGACTCATCTGGCTCAAACTGCTTTGACATCACAGAAGGAATGGCGAGCCGACTTCTAAGGTCAGCAATAAATAGCAACCTTTCCTTAATGGATGACATGTCGTTGCTTAACGAAGCAATTTCCTTTGAACGAGTAGTTCCTATAGATGGAAGAACAACAAGATATCCAGAAAAACGATACGACAGTTTGTACGACATCGTCCGTGGTCTTGCGAGTTCAAAACCACGCGCAGAATACAGCGATGGAAAACGCACCGTTTGGCTGCCGACTGACGATACGGACCTAATTGACGAAGCGGGGGTAGAGGGCTTCAAGCCAACTGGTCGCGTTGATGCACCTGCATCCACTAGACCAATCATAAAAGTTGATGCAGTCCCAGAGGAGCCAAAGTCGGCAGACGACCTAATTGGTCCTGACTCATTGCCAATTTCACGAATTGATGCCAAGTCTTTTGCCGAGGAAGTTCGCGCTCGCGTCATTGATGCACACCCAGACATTACGCCAGAAGAACTTGACAGAATAGTCATGCTTGCCGAACAGAAAGCAAGAATGACAGATGCTTTAAACGGGCGAATTGATGTTGCTCTTCAATTAATGAAAGACCTTGGTATAGATGTTGACCCAAGTAGCCCGCAAAGCGTCAGCGCTGGATTCATGCGGGCAATGGATGAACTTAGCAAGTCTGGGTGGGATATCAACTTTGAAAACACTCTCTGGACGGATGTTGACAGAACGCTTTCACGAGAAGAACAAGTTGCACAACATCACGCAAATGTGTTGAACATGATTGTTCAAAACATGGTCAAAGACCCAGAAGGAACACTTGAGGCGCGAGATGCTTCGGTAGTTAAAAGACTGTGGGCTGGCCTAAGTAAAAAGAAAAAAGAAGAAGCAGTTCGCAATGCAACAATGGCGTACCTCAATGGAGATGCTCCAGAAACACTAAAAACAGACCTGGAAAAAGCACTTCATCGCAACATGGCTCACAGAATGAACAACTACCTTGCTGCTGAGCATGGATTTATGTTGGGCATGCTCGCAGAACACAAGATGAATCCAGGGAAAGCGGAATTGCTTAAGCGTGTAGGCGTGATGGACCCAATGGACCCACGCAACGAGGGTCTTGAGGCAATGGTTATCCCAGACGCTGATGGACAAATATCCATGCTGTGGAACCCACTTGGAATGATTCTTGCCGACAATCCACCAGCGCCAAGGAATCCAAAAGCATGGCGTCTATACGGAACCAGTGGCAGCGGTCTTGAAGTATCAAAAATTGCAGAAGTAAAGAAGGCTGTTGATTCAGCAACAAAGATGGCAATGCTCAACGACATGTTGGGTGGTGATGTTTTTGATGCGATAAAAACTCACGGCTATATGGGCGATATCGCCAAGAAGCACGGAGGCTCAATCGGTCATGCAATGTTTGTCTTCCAGCATGAATTGACGCATGCCCAGCAATACGCGATGGTCATGTACATGATTTCTCATGACAAAAAAGGTCGTCGCATAACCACTCTCTCTAATGTTGAACTTGCAAAACTTGCAGATGACATAATCACGGGGAATTTCCCTGGCTTGACGATGGAAATGCTTTTCGCTGATGAAAAAGCAATGGCAGCCGTTCATGGAAAAGTTGGCGTGGTCATGGACTCAATGGTCAGAGAGGGGATGTCTGGTATCTACCCAAGGATGCACCTTGAGACAATGCACATCCTCAACAAGATAATGGGTCTTAAAGATGATGACCGACCAGGTTTTATCTCTGACCTTGAAGACAGATTTGCAACCCTTCGCGAGCGGGCTGGATTTGATAAAGACCTAACGCCAGATGAACAGATGGAACTTAAAATCCTTAATCACGCAATCGGCACAATACGCGGAATTGATGAATTTGATGACGAGCAATTACAAAATTCAGTTAGGACCCAGCGTGCTCTGATGTTTGCAGAGTCGGCAGCAGAGTTGAACGCCGCACGCGCAATGGGGATAATTGACCCGACTGATGAAAAAGTAACTGCCGCACTTGCTCACCTTGATGCCCCAATGGACAAGGTTGCAAAAGAAGTTGTAGCCGTAAAAGAATCAAAGAAGCGCAAATGGCTTGAGCGTTTGGTTGGCGCTGTTGAAATGTATGACGAGTTAAAAAACTCAGAGTGGTCACTTGAGCAAGCGTCTTCTGGGGACGAGCCACTAACAATAAATCTTGTTCGTAGGAAGCGCTGGCGCGAAGGCTCCGAGATGGTCGTATCTGAATCAGTAGCAGAATTGTTTACAGTGTCTCTTGAGGAGAGCAGTGGCATACCTCGTGGGTTTTCAAAACTTACACCAGAAGGCGAGTATGAACCATTGCGGGCAGGGGACATGCGCGGCTTTGTTGAATCAATACTGAGTGCTGGAGTAGAAAAAACCAAACCGTTCAAGGGTCGTGCGTCTGCTCGTAGTCACGGCAAAAAAATGAGAGACGACCTAATGGCAACTGCTACGCCAATGGAAATTTCTGCTATGGAAAAGACCATGCCAGAGCGCATGGATGGAAGAATTCTCACGAGTCCTGCACATGTTTCATATTCGGTTGCCGAAAGCGCAAAAATACGAAAAGGTTTGGCTTCAGGTAAAACATTTGATAAGCGCATTGAGGAAGATATTGCTCCACTTCTTAGCGTTATGGACAGACACACGCTTGACGACGACTACACGGTGATGATGGATATGGACATACCAGGCCGTGAGGGGTTGGTTGCTGGCTCTTCGGTTGAAGTATCCAACATGTTCAGGGGAATTATTGCTGAC